AGGTTTTAGAGTAGATAGTGGTAACGGAAAAGCCGGATACTCCAACCACTACGACCTTTTAGATTTATATCAACTCCATGAGATGTACTACAAGGATGGTAGATTCGGAAGACCTACAGAAGAATCTGGAAGCGAGCTACTTAAGCTACTACAGCTTGGTACTGTATACGACCTTGAATACTTGTTTAAGACTATAAACTCAAATGAGCCTGCTCCAAACTTTATTGGTAGATGGACCTCAGACAACGGGTTCTTGACTCCCAACGCAATCGCATTTCAACTTGGCCCTTCCACCAACTCTATCGCTTACGTTGGGTGGGTTAACTCAGTCCAAATTCAACACGTTGCGTTTACCGAAGAAATGATTCCAATTAGGACTATGGTTAACATGTCATTTAACGTACTTAACACTCACGTAAAGAAAACAGAGGAGTAGCTATATGCCAAATCTTGCTAGGTTTAAAGGCTCTCGTTACTATGGGTCTGTTATTGAATACACTTCTTTGAAAGAAGGAACGTCAGCTTATCCTGTAATTTGGTTTGATTTTCCAAGTGGCGGTGAGTATACATTTTATGTGCATGTGGCAACAGAAGGTGAACGGCTAGACCAAATAGCTAACGCTTACTACCAAAGACCAAGCATGTGGTGGAAGATTCTTGAGATTAACCCACATATAACTGACATTCTAAACATTGAGCCTGGAACTGTAGTAAGAATCCCGGTAGAGTAGATGTTTTTAAAAGCTGTTGATGTGACTTTTGTTGGGGCAGCTGACGCTCCTTCGGACGTCTACACTGCTCACATTTATCATAATAGGTACGAGCACCAAGTTGCTGTAATTAAGTTCCGCGATTGGGGTTTACAGTATGACTTTATTGAAACGGGTACCCCTGTAGTAATCACTTACGGTATAACACATAAAGAAACAATGTACGGCTACGTGCACCACCTTTCTGCTGAAAGAACGGTTAATAACAGCTTCATGGAAGTCACTTTTATCGGTGCGTCTTTTCCTATGAAGCAAGCCTCTCAAGCTGTGTACAGAGATGTTACGGCAGACCAAGTAGTGGATAGCATTGCCTCTAAGTATGGGTTTGCTACATATGTAAAGCCGCACCCAAGAGTATGGCCACAACTGGCGCAGGCTGGAGAGACTGATTGGGAATTCCTTGTTACTTTAGCTAAGAAGTCTGGCTACAGCCTTAGAGTACAAAATACAGAGTTGTATTTTCAGCCTATGATGGAAGAGCACACGTATGGCCGTTTAACAGCTCCAGTGTTCACGCTAAGGGGCCCAGGACAAACATCTGGTTGGACAATGTACGAGTTCACACCTTTCATTGGAGAGTCTTTAAGGTACGAAGACGCTGAAAAAGGCGCTGTATCTGTGTCTGGAATGGACTCTGTAAATAATGAAACGCTTTCATTTACTAAACAAGACCGCAATAGAACTACGCGACAAATCTCTAACCCAGACCTTTTTGATAGGTTTGCTACAAATGTTGTAGTCGTTGACTACGAAACAGCTAAGCATGAAGCAGCCGCTGCAGACGAGCGAAACTCTTTCCCATATAGAGCAGAAGCTGTCCTTATTGGAGACTCAACTGTGCGACCTGACATGCCTCTATTCTTAGACGGTCTAGGTCAGACATACTCTGGTTATTGGACAGCTTTAGAGGTGTGCCATAAATTTGTTGAAGAGTCTAGAGGGGTACACACCTACACGACTGTTGTAACTGTTGGAACGGATTCTCTTGGAGACTCTAAGGAGTGGTACGACGGAGCTGCCGTCCAATACCCGACTGCAAGTGCGGCTGAGGTAGTAACTCCAGCTATTAAAATGACGCAAAAAAAGCCGAAGGTTGAATTAACTGGCCCGTCTATTGCACTACCAAGACAAGTTAAAGGCCCATTTGTAAGAACGGAAAACAGATTGTCTTCAGACCCAAAGAGCGCATCAAAAGCCGCGCCTGCTTGGAAGTCCAATATGAAGACTTTAATAGAGCCTGACAAGGCATCCCCTACCCCATACTATGTGACTTCAAGATTACAAAAAAGAGGGATTATCTAAAGATGAGTACTCGGTTCTATGGGATATACGAAGGTTGGTGCATTGACATCGACGACCCAGAAAACAAGAGCCGTATCCGTCTAAAAGTACCTCAGTTGTATGGCGAGAATGAAAAAGCTGAAACCGGATGGGCGAGGCCATGTCTCCCCGTTACTTCAAACGCGGACCACTTGGACCATGAGCCTCATTTAGCAAGTCAGGTAGCATCTGTTTTAGCGAACCACTCTGCCACAATAACTTCAGGCTCGGCATCAGCTGGCACAGCGCACACCCACTCAGTTACGCTAAACTTGTCTCATACAGGTAATTCTGGACAACTATCGCACCCACACGTAGCAAGCACTGATAACCAAGACCCAAATCCTGATGAGGCTGAGCACAGCCCTCATAGATTGGTTCCTCGGATTAACCAAAGAGTATGGGTGATGTTTATAGCTGGGGACCCTAACTTCCCAGTCTGGATAGGAGTTCAACCGTAATGTCAAAAGTAATCGAGCTTCCATTTTCTATTGATAGCTCTGGCGCCGTTGCAACGACTGAAGATACTGCAAAAATGTGGCAGGACAGAGTTGTCTCCGCGGTAATGACCCGCTTTAACGAGCGAATCATGAACCCTAATTACGGTAGCTCTGCGGCCTCAACTACGTTTTTTAACTTGACTGAAGCAGCGGGCATGCTTCAAGAGTCTGTTGGGAAAGCATTTTCGGACCACCTTCAACCTTTGACTCTACAGTCAGTTGAAGTGTATGAAGACGTAGTAGATGAAGACGGCATCCTAAGCGTTTCTATTTCGTTCTCTTACCCAAAGCTTTTAAGTCAAACATCGACCAATTTAATTATAAAGACACAATATCTATCTAGAGCTGGAGAAGTTCTTTTGGAGGTAGGCAATGGCAGATAGCAACTTCATCCCACAGATTGATTACACATCTAGGGACTACTCCACGATTAAGGCAGACTTAATCTCGTTAATTCCAAACTACCTTCCTGAGTGGACAAGCCGCGACGCTGGCGACTTTGGTATTGTCATGATTGAGCTTTTCTCTTACATGGGAGACGTCTTAAATTTTTATATTGACCGCTCGGCAAACGAAGCTTTTATTAACACAGCTAGCCAGAGAACAAACGTACTTCAGCTTGCATCGCTCTTGGGCTACATCCCTACGTATGCAACCCCTTCTACGGTTACATTGACTTTTCAAAATTCAACTGACACCCCAAAGGTTGTTCCGGCCCTAACTAAGGTTGCGACTAGCAACAGCTCTAGCGTCTCTAAGAAACAGATTATTTTTGAAACTGACAAGGAAGTGACGGTCCCAGCCGCTATAGGAGCTACTGCTGGTTCTATTACAGTAAAGGCTACTCAAGGCGAGACCGTGACTAGTGAGCCAGCCATAGATGCCACAGGTGAACCTAATCAGGAAGTAAAGTTGTCTAAGTTAGACATTATCCCAAACAGTATTTCTGTAACTGTTGGAACGAAGCCCTACGACAGAGTAGATTACCTGATTGACTACGATACTGGCGACGCGGTTGTTGCTAGCAGAAAAGACGCGGATGGCTACACCTGGTTGCTATTTGGCGACAACATCAGTGGACGTATCCCACCTGCAAATACTCCAATCACTGTAACTTACAGAGTTGGTGGCGGTGCTGACGGAAACGTACCAGCTAACTCAATTACATACATTTTGACAAATGGCGTTGGCGGCCTTTCTGTAAAGAACCAGAATATTCTTACAGATACAGATGGAGCGGCTACAGGCGGCTCTGATGAAGAAAGCACAGACTCTATTAGAATAAACGCTCCAACAAGCATGAGAGCTGTAAATAGAGCGGTGTCAATCGCGGACTACGCGAACTTAGCAGTTCAAGTTACTGGAGTATCTAAGGCAAACGCTAGAGGCGACTCGTACAGCAGCATTACGCTGTACCTTAAGCCAGCCGGTGATACCGGACTGGAGCTTGATGGAGTAACGCCATCTGATGTGTTTAATGCTATAGCTTTAAAAGTTAACGAATTCTTAGTTAACAAGGCGCCTGCAAATACATCTGTTACCTATCAGCCACCTAAGTATGTGCCTGTAGATTGTATTATTAATGTCACAGCTTCTCCTAAGAAGCTACAAGCAAAGGTTAAAACAGAAGTCGGAAATGTATTTTCTGAGCTATTAAAAATTGACTACGTGTTCTTTGAAGACTCAATCAATGCGCAAGATATCTACACAGCTATTCAGTCACTAGATGGTGTTTTAAAATCAAACATCCTTTTGCTACAAAGACAAGAAGAAGTAGCGTCAGCTTCAATTACAAATAAAGTAGCGTCTGGAACAGAAGCGACTTTAACTACAAGCGCCGCTCACTCCTTTAAAATGGGAGATACTGTTTACATTAGCGGAGTTGATTCAACATTCGACGGTGCAAGAGTAATCACAAATATCCCGTCATCTACCTCTTTTAAGTACGAGCTCATTTCAACAGCAGTGGCGTCCGCTGCGGTATCTCCAGTAGGTTCGGCAAAGAAACTTGTTGTAGACGACATCAGTTGCGAAGTTAATGAAATTCCTACTCTCGGCTCTCTTACAGTTAACGTAAGCGGCGGAATTACGGCGTAATATGTCAAGATACGGAATTGATTACTACGGCCTAGCCTACTACGGCCCAGACACCTACACGGACTTCTCATCTAAGATAACCGCTTTGCCGTACTCTTACGGCTCAATTGCCCTTAACTGGACTAGCCCGGCCGGAAGCTGGTCTAAAATTAGATTGGTGCGCAACCCGTACGGATATCCAATTACTCCATTTGACGGCGTTACGCTTTTATCTGAAAATTTTGGCGATGACCCGACTGAGTTCCTTGATGAAGTAGGCTTGGTCCAAGGAGCGTACTATTACTACTCTCTGTTCGTTTATGACATTACTCAGTATACCTGGGTTAAAACCGGCGAAGCTCAAGCCCTTTCTGTAAAAAGATTAAACAACCAGACCAGGCTATGGGACTACCTACCGGATGTGTACAAGCTCTCCACTGTAACTTCCCACAGCGTAACTTCCGATAACGTCCAGCTTCAAAACTTTTTAAATTTATTTGGTTTTTGGTTGGATGGCGCTCAAACTACTATCGACCTACTTCTTGAGCGCTACAACACTCAAAAAGTAAACGCCACTCTTTTGCCGCTTATGCTAAAGCAGTTTGGGTTCACCTATGAGCCTGAAATTGGAGCGCAACAGTCTAGAGTTCTGTTAAGAGACGCTGTACAGCTTCAAAAAGAAAAAGGAAGCGTTCAAGGCCTTAAAGAATATGTTAAATCTTTTTCAGGGTACTCCTTATCTAGTGCTGTAGATGGAGCAGCTCTCCCATCTGTTGAGGGCCTTGTTATTGGGCATAATTTGATGCTTGATTACAATGATTCTTCATTTGAAGAGTCATTTGGTCATTGGTCACCTGCTTCTGGAACAAAGATTTCTAGAGTTGGTATATCAAAAATCTCTAAGGTAAGTATCTCTTCAAATGTGGCCACATTAACTATTGGTAGCCACGGGTTTTCTATTGGTGACAAAATATCTGTTACAGACTGCCTACCTATTTTTAATACCGGGTTACTGGCGTTCAACCGCACCGTTACTGCAATTTCGGCCACTACAGTCAGCTTTAGCTTAACGGCTTCTGACCTTAGCGAAAGAAAAGTTACAACGGGCTACATCTCCCCATTTCCTCTTCCTTGGGAAGAAACATCAGCTCCGGCAAACTTTCCAAATAAAAAAGAAGCTATTCTTTCTGTATCTAAAAGTACTTCTGGAAGCGGCACCGCCTCTTTAAAGTGCGTCGGAGACTCCCCAATTGATTCAGGTATTCCGGTAACAGCTGGGCAAACATACAGCTTTAGCTTCCAATGCGGCTCAACCTCAACTACTCGCGATTTTACAGCTTCAATTATTTGGTACGACAGATTTGGGACACTAATCTCTACGAGTAACGGGTCCGCACTTATAAGCAACTTAGACAACTTAACGGCTAGACCGTTTGTATCTGCTGCAGCACCTACCTCAGCTTTCTACGCCGTACCTAGCATTAGTATTGCTAGCGTTGCGGGCTCTTCTGCCGAGCACCACTACATAGATGCATGCCAGTTTGAAAAAGCAGCTGCACCTACAGAGTTTGATGAGGCAAGAAACATCCATATCACTCTTAAGGCAAACCGAATCAATGAGCTCATCAATCCTCAGTTTGCTAATTTACCATCTTCTCCTTGGAAGTTTTCAAGTGCAGGCTCTTTGTCAGTAACCTCATCTCAAAGCCCTTTGATAAAGGAACCAGGTTCAGATACTTGGGGAGTCCTAAAAGCGTCTTTGTCTGGAAACTACGCAACACTTATTTTGGATAAAAACCACCACTTACAAATAGGCGAAACAATTTCAGTTGTAGGTGTGGGAGCTCCATACGACGGAGTTCAAACTGTTTTTTCAAAGACAGCCTTGTCTCTAACATTTGCAAAGACAAATGCCGATTTACCTATTGCAGACGTAACTGGTGAAGTGTTCCACGCATCTTCTGCTATAAAGGTGGGAGCAACATTTGGCTCGTCTTCTAGTTCTTCACAAACGATAGTTGCGGAGTCAGCTAAAACCTCTGCTGATTACATGCCTATCTACTACCCGGACTCTTCATATACTTTCAGCGTTTATTTCCAAGCAGTTGATGCCCCGGTTAATGCTATAGCCTCTATCTATTGGTATGACTCTTCAAAAACGCTTATTTCATCAACTCTTGGGGATACAACGTCTTCTAGCACTGGTTGGAATAGAGCTAACGTGATTTCCACCGCGCCTGCTAATGCAGCGTATGCAAAAGTTCAGCTTTCTGCTGAAGTTTTAAAGAATGACACTATCTACGAAGTGTATGTTGACTCAGCTCTTTTTGAACGGTCATCGTTTGTTCTTGATTACTTTGATGGTGACGCTGAAAATGAGAATGTGGCTCTGGAGGACGTCTTTTGGGAAGGCGGGTCTCCAAATGAGGGTCGTTCGCATTTCTACAAGAACAGAGTGTCTACTCTATACAGACTAACAGCTACGCTGCCTGACTTTCTTACCGCGGGCTCAACTTTTGCTCTGTACCTTGCTCAGCCAAACACATAGCTTGCATTCTTAGTAGCTGTCCTGTAACTTAGGCGGTCCCTACTAAGGAGGCCTATATGGACAAATACTTTGTCATAGTTACAGGCGCGGGTGAAAGTACTCGCGCAAACCTTGAAGCACTAATGGAAGACTACTATTACGCTAATGGCGCTAATGGGACTTTGGTCCTTCCTTATCTAAAAGCACCTAGCCCGGCACAGATTTTTGCTGCCCAGTATGCAAAAGATAAAAACAAAGACATTGTTGTTATTACGGATGTCAAGGCTGCTCATCAAGGCATGCCACCGGCTCGAATGGTCGAATCTACAAACATCTTGAGAGACGCTGCTGACCTTGTTAAGGGGTCAAAGGCACATGCGTTCTTACTTTGGAACGATGAAGATAATTCTTCTCTAGATGCGTTGTCTATCTTTTCTGAATCTGGTATTCCATGCTTTGACTTGACGGAGGGGCTTTCCCCTATTTCACCGAACCCCGAAAATCACGGTATCTCTACTGCTGTAGTTTTCCCTCCACAAGAGATGATTACGGAAAAATCAAATATAGAAATCGTTGAAGACGATGAGGATGAGGATGACTACGAAGAAGAAGACGACGAAGATGAAGATGAAGATGAAGATGAAGATGAAGATGAGGATGAGGTTGACTCTCAGCTTATGGATGACCTCTACTTTGGGGTCCGCGCTTTTGCTAAGCTAGTCGCCCAGGAGCTTGCTCAAATCCTGTCAGATGGTCAGGAAAAGCCTCAGGAGGGCCCTGAGGCGTGATTACAGCCCGTGCCATAGGTGTACTGGAGGAAATCCTTGTATCTACGCCCAGAGGGGGCGCCAAAGCCCTTTCTGAAGTTTTGGGCGAAGGTCGGGATGCTCTTCAATCTGCCATCACGGAGCTCAAGGAGGTTGGTTACCTTGAGACAGTCAAGAATCGCTTGGCTAACGGCTCGGTGCATAGCACTTTGCAAATCACAGAGGCGGGTCACCAGTTCCTGGTTTCCCGTTGTCACATACTACTGACACAGCTGAATAGCAATCTAATACTAGATACTAATTCATATAAGTTATTAACAAAATCCACGGAACAAGTCCGTGAGGACTATGAAAACGTAGTCGATATCAAATTAGGAGATAAGGCGCCAATGGATGATTCTTTTCCAGATTATGAAGACCTTGACGGTTATAGAGACAAGCTTCGCCAGAAGAAGCGCGATGAGTACGTGGCTCAGAAGCAGGCTCACGCTGAGACTAAGTTAATTCACCGAGGTGATACAGCAAAGAGCAAGTGGAGCCCTACTGATACGACTTATGAGTTCGCCTACAGAATTAAAATGAGTCGTTGGGATATCGCTCCTTGGCGTGTTGGCAACTCTCGGTTTGCTTTTGCACTTGCAAACTTCCGCAAGCAGTACGATACTGATGGTGAGCTTGAGTGCATCCTTATGGATATGTTCTTTGATTCCATCCAGCATGAGACCTCGCTTAAAGACCCTGAGATGATGTGGAAGATGTTTATTAAGAGAGCGCCTGGTATGGTTGAGCAAGCACGCCTTCGTCTGTATTCTACAGAGGTCATGCAGGAAGAGCAAGAATCCGCAAACAGCACTTGGGAAGGTTTCTAATGTTTAAGCTAGAAGATGTCAAAGTACGACGCAGGAGCTGGATTAAAGGTGCAGCTAGCCCA